AGTCCAGCTATGTGACCCCGGCACAACGTAAACTGATTCTCCTCTAGCCACTTCAGACTCCTCTATCATTATTAACTTAGATACATTACTCATGCTAAATCTTGACCCGCAGTAAAGCCGTAATAGGTCGTACCGCCATCAATACTAAAAAACACAAAAACATCTACATCATCATTTCCGGTACTGAGGGTTGGGGCGCTACCCCCAGACCAATCTACGCTTCCGGGCCATGTGATTACTCTAGCTGAACTGCCTTGAATAATTTTTAAAACAAACACCGTAGCCGTGCCGCTTGCGCCCGGATTGCTAAATGTGTATGTGACATTTTCAGTAAGATCATGTTCAAAAACATTACCAAGTCGCAAATTAATTGTTGCGGCATTAGAGCTAGAGGTAATTGTATTTACGTCATCTGTAGTACCCGCATCAAAATTTACTACGCCGTTTGCATCCGCAGTTACAGCCTTAGACGCCGCCGTCAAACCAAGCGTAGTAATGTCTAAGTAGTTAAGTTCTGCTGTAGTTGCTGTAACACCATCAAGAATGTTTAATTCAGCTGTGGTTGCTGTAACACCGTCAAGAATATTTAATTCAGCTGTAGTGCTTGTGACTCCATCAAGAAGATTAAGTTCAGTGGCTGTTGCCGTAACTGCTACATCTTCATTTATTTTAGGAGATGTTAAAGTTTTGTTAGTCAGTGTATCTGTTGTTGCACGACCTACTAAAGTGTCAGTAGACGCAGGTAGTGTTAGTGTTACATTACCACTGTATGCGCTGTGTGCGGCTGATTGAAGCTGTGTATAGTGTGCGTTACTAGACTCACAATAAAATTTAATATTTGATACAGAGCCAGAGTTTTTAAGAACAATTTCACCAGACTGAATATCTACATTGCCATCAAGCCTTACAAGTCCTGTGCCGTTAGGCGTAATAGTTATATTCCCGTTTGATAGGCTAACTATGTCTTGACCATTTACATCAAGACTACCGCCCAACTGTGGCGTAGTATCGTCAACAACATTTGAAATTTCTGTTCCTGCCGAAAGCCCAGCAACCAAGGTGCTTCTAGATATCTTTTTAAGCCCACCCCCAGAAGTATCTACAGCCAAAAGAACATCATCATTTGCAACTGTTGATATTTCAGAAAGATCTCCTACGGCTGTAGGATTAAAGTTTGTTCCATCAGCAATAAGCAAATGACCAGCAGTATTAGTAGCCATTACAAGATCATCACCGCTAATAGTAAGGTCGCCTGTAACAGTTAGATTACCACTGATCGTATCAATTGCAGATTCAAAATAAGTTTCAAAGTCTGTAAGTGCTACTTGCTTCATTGTGCCTGCATCATTTACAACAACACGATCAGCATCGGCAAGCGTTGTAGATGTAGCGGCTGTATCGCCGTCCATTACGTTTAATTCTGCGGCTGTAGAAGTTACACCATCCATTATATTTAGTTCAGCAGTTGTAGCCGTCACACCGTCCATAGTGTTTAGTTCAGCCGCTGTAGCTGTGACACCATCCATAATGTTTAGCTCTGCGGCTGTAGCAGTTATGGCAGTACCATTAAAGTTAATAGCGTCTACGTAGGCTGTACCGTCTATATATAAATCTTTAAACTCAAGTGAGCTTGTTCCTAGATCAATATCATCATCTGTGACAGGAACAATTGCACCATCTTGAATACGAATTTGCTCTACTGCGGCACTAGAAACTTCTACAAAAAAGCCCCAACGATTGTTAGTTTCATCAACTACAATTTTATTATTAAAATCTAAATCACCAATCGTATGAATGTTACCGCCTTCTCCAGCAGTACCGTCGTGTCTATGGCCTGTAGAAGATGCAGAAGTATTTGAATATGCAAAAGAGTTAAGAAGTTGATTGTACTCATCATTAAATAATGCGGCAGTAATGGTATCGCCATCTGCAAATGTACTTTGTCGTGTATAACTTTGGGCCATTTTTATCTCCTACCTGATGGCATATAATCTATATAAAAGCCATTTACTGCATACGGGCTTCTAGTATCATCTGACCTAATTCTAAAGCTTACGGTCTGTCCACTACCCTCTACTGTTTGTCTAAACATAGGATCTGAACTAGCACCAAAAGCTGATGCACCAAAAAGAGCAGTTCCAAAAACTGCTGGAAGCGCTATCCCTGTAAGCGTATAATCTGAAGGTTGTGGTATATCTAGAGCTTGATAGTCATACCGCAACCTTAAAACTGGTTGTAAATTACCTTCAGGCGAAAAAGAAGTACGAACATATTTTAAAGTTTTACGTGTGCCTATATCACCACAATCAATGTCTGGAGTTTGATAAGTTGCAAAAATATTAGCTTCACTACCAGCATTTAAAAAAGAATCGCCTGTGTCGTGGTTATAAATGTAGCCGTCTTTGTCTCCGTGAAAAGAAACTTCTACGCCGTTGCTGTTAAAGCCTGATGCAAAACCTAAAGCCTGAATACCTTTTGTTTCAGACCATTCAAAACCTTGGCCTGTAAAAGTGCCAATAATTCCTTTGGCTTCACTAGGCTCTTGAGCAATCGTAGAATAAAAAAGTCTGTATTGTGATTTTGACCTTAGTACATCGCTTGTAATAATAAAAGAGCTTGTAGATGTAGTCAAAGCAGTTACGATCTCTTGGATCTGTCTTGAAATAGAGCTTAACTCTACGTCACCAATTCTTGCTGTACCCGCAATAGTACGAATACCATCAGGGGCTAAAAATACTAGATCACCTCCAAATTCTTGAATACTATATCCGTTTAGACAGCCTACGTTTTCTGTGATAGGATCAACCCTAACACTTGAAGAATCATTTATATTTATAAGTTTGTGAATACTGTTTTGCGTAAAGACAATTAAATCTGTTCTAAAACCTTTAATGCCTTGTACTTGGTCTGAAATTGCTACAGCGCCTGCACCAGAACCTGTAAAGTTTGTAGCATCATTATAAACGCTATAATAAATAGTATTTAAATTATCAGCTACACCGGAAGCTATAAGATGATGATCGTGTACAGTAATATATTTAACTGCATTAGATCCACTTACTGTTATTTCTTCTGCAAAGAATGTACGAGTGTTTAAAAGTCCCGTACCTTCCATGCGAAACATATATAATTTATTTGCACCGTCTGCAATTACAAGCTGACCATAATTATAAGCCGCACCCTCAATCAGTGCGAATTGGCATTGGCCTTGGTCGGTGCGCGTTAAAACAGAACGGCCCGTAAAAGTTGTGTAACTATCGCCTCCTCCAGCTACTCCGCTACGGTTTATTTGTAACCACGTAGCGCCATCATTACTGAAAAACATATCTGTGCCAGAACATACAACAACCCCATCAGCATAAGGCTGAATACCCAAAACAGCATTAGAGTCGTTTGGACGAGCCGCTGAAGCATCACCATAGGCTGTAAATCCATTTATGCGTCTGTAGCCCCCGTCTGGGTCTACTTCAAAGTTTTCAAGAATCTGTGCAAATCCGGGATTACCTAAAATCTCAATAGAGTTTAGGTTTGTATTTAAACCGCCTTTACATGAAAACCCAAAAGCCTGAGACATTAGACAAGCCTCATGCGATCATCTTTAATGTACTTAGGTGCTGGAAACATTAGAGCGTTCTTCATAAGTCGTAAGCCTCTACGATATTCTTCTAAGGCTAATGCGGCTGGCTGAATGTTTTCTTTGAACTGATGCACGTAGTATCTAGCTCTAGAAAGCAACACAGTTTTATATACATCTGGAAAAACAATTGCATCACTATATGCTGACAGTTCTGTAGCCTGATTGAACGCAAAGAAATGAATGCGATATACTTTGTCAGGTATCGGACTCAATCCAAAGTTACGTCCATCACTACTACGAAATACTCTACGGGGTTCACCACCATTAGCATCACCAGCATCGTCTTGATTTTCTTTAGCACGATGATAGTCTTTCCATTCTTCTAAGGTTATAAACTTTAGGTTCTGACTAACGTAGGGGGCTGTTTCACCCGATACACCTACCGTAGTCATGTAAAAGTCGTCCCAATCTACATAGCCATAGTCATCTACCAAAGACGAACTCGCGGCTTTTAATTCGTACCAACGCTGATTAGCGACAGTTTCTACAGTTACATTACCATACAGCGGATCTGTTGCACCGCTTTCACCTACAGAAAGAAAAGGCCACTGAGGTTCTTCAAGAACAATGTCAAGGTATGCACGATTAACACAGTCCTTTACGTGTCCCTGTATTCCAATAGCCGAAGAAAAATTACTTGAGGTTAGGACAACCTCGTTCATTTCTCTTAGTAACTCATTTGTAAGCTGTAGGTATGTAGTCGCCATTATTTTTTATGAACCTTTTGTATTTCAAAATTAGCTGATTTACTAGCTCCTTTATGAGCCTTAAAGCCATCTTTAGGATCTTTCATTAGTTTATAGCCTTTACCGCTTTTCATCCAGTGATAGCCTTCGGGTGCAGGAACTTTCATTTTTGACGCATAGACTCGTTATAGTCCATTCCCATACAAGCCTTTTCCATATCACGGACAGTATTGTAGACTTTACCGCCCTCAGCTTTTTCCATGCGATAACCGCCTCCCATGTATGAAGAACGGGCTTTACCGCCATGGCCGTATGCTTTTTTCTTTTTTTCCATCATCATCATACTGCTTTCTCCTTCTTACCAAAAATACGGTCATAGTTATCTTCGTATTTTTTGCGGTTTTCGTTTTTTAAATATTGTCCACTTATTTTTATTTTCTTTGTGGGACTCATCCTAATAGGATTTTTTTCACTTCCAATCTGTGGCATGTCTATCTCCAGAAAGAAAAGGGGGAGTATTTCATCCCCCTATTGTTTTTAGTCGATACCGTAGAAAGCCGAAACGAGGGCTTCTGGACGGAGTACTTTAGCACCATATACATGGAGGCCACGTACAATATCACCAAAACTTGATGGATCACGAATCACTTCTGTATTCACGATGGTCTGTGCAGTACAGGTAGATGATATGTGACCAGCAATACACTTACCAGCCGCGTTAGTAGTCGCCGCAATGTTGTTGGTCTTGTACATATCAAAACCACGCAACTTACCAGAGCTTACCAAACCATTACGGATGGAGCCTTGGCCTGCATTGAAATCAACGCTCAAGAGCTTAGAGCTACTTTGTACCAGTTGCTCATAGAACTCAGGGTTAGCAAGGAACCAGCGACCTTCTTCTGGAATGTTCTGCTCATCAAGCAGACGCGCCATGTGTGAAAGAACGTCGATAGGGTCGTGCTCGCCAGAAGCGTAACCGATGTCAAGGTTACCAGCACCGTCGAAAGTACCAGCCGCCAAGTCAGTAGCACTATCAGAACCAAGGATATGGTTCGGAGATGATGCAGGAACGCCAGAAAACATAGCGGCAATTACACCCTCATCAAAAGCGTCACGCAATGCGTAAGCGGCTGAAGATGATGCAACTTCTTTAAAGTTTACGTGAGACATAGAAGTTTCAATGTCATCAACGATGAACTTAAATGCGTTTGCCGTATCAACAACAAGGCTGACTTCTTGATCCGTCAACTTAGTTGAAGTTACGTCTTGACCGCGCTCGTACTGATAGACGGTGATTACCGGCTCTTTGATAATACGTACTGTATCGCCAAAGGCAGTAATTTCACCAGCATAGTCGGTGTTAGTGATAGCTTCCGCTACTGAAGACTTCCGAAAGAAGTTAAGTACCTTCTTGGAATAGACAGCAGGAAGGAAGAACGAATTGGTCTGACCCGCAACAGAGTTTGCAAAGTTTGCATCTGTATCTGTTGACGGCTCAAAGTACTGATCTGATTGATTATAAGCCATTGTGAAAATCTCCTAAAAAGACAAATATTATCTTGCTACCCGTCCTTCTTCAATGGCACGATCAATTTCCTTTTCGTAACGATCATACTCATCAATAGACAGGGCGGCAATTTCCCGTTGTGTCCAAATCTTAGCTTCGCGTGGCTCAACGCCGGTAGTCTTTGTTGATACCATATCAGCCGCATTGGACTTTGAAAGTTGTGACGGACGAGAAGATTTCTTAATAGCAATATTATTTTCCATCTTATAAAGATCAATTGCACGACTTGCTAAAGATACATTATCTGGGTTTTTATAAATCCAACGCTGAATTTCTTCAGGCTGAGTCTTAGCCCATTCATGAAAGTTGTCATCACCCCTGATATCTTCAAAGTCAGGGTGTCGATCTCTGAGAGCTAGTTCAGCATCACGCTTAGACATTTCTGCTTCTCGCGCTTCAATTACTGATAACTTTTGTTGAAGAGCGTTCATCTGCTCTTCGCTTCTCATATGAGCAACTGTTTCGACAGTATCATATAGATCTGGATACTCTGATTTAAAGCGTTCAAGTTCTTCAGCACTTTTTGGCGGTTGATACTGCGGTTGAGCAGATCGTGCCATGGCCTCTAGTTCTTGTTCGCGTTGCTTAAACTCAGAGATCTTATTATCATAATGTTTTTTTAGATCGTCATACCTTTTCTTATAATTGGTACGAGGACGTTGTTCTTGTTGAGGGGTTCCGGTATTTTCGGAAGTAGCCTCATCGTCTTCAAAAAATAATGAATCTGCACTCTTAGTAGCTTTATTGTCTTCTTCATGCCAAGACTTTCTAGCATTGTACGGATTCGCTTGCTCTTCTTCGCTCATGTCACTTCTCCTTTCTGGGGCTTGTTGTCTCTTCAAGGTGGCTGTATTATTGCGCTATCTAATACAGGGTCTTGATACTACAAGGTGGCCTCAAGGTTATATAATGATAAGGGGCTAAAATAGGTAGCCTTATCGGTTCATTAGGCTGGGCATTCGGTTGGAATATGCCATTTGACGATTAAGAGTATCTTCATCATCTTTTTCCATGTCATATCTTTCCATGCCTTCTACGGGCATTCCACCTTCTGCTTTAGCCATAAGACCGCCATCATAAGCACGTTCAGCATCGTCCATCATTTTTTGGAGATTGTCTGCGCCTATTTGGTCAGTCGCTTTTTCGGTGATAACAAACTCACCGTCCGATAGCCTCGCGGGTATCGAATCTGATATGCCAGTACCGGGGCCTTCAACTTCCCCAGAACCAGCAAATTCTGTTGCATTAAGAATAATTTTATCTAAGATCCCTTCTAGTCTTGGATCTTCGTCTAGAACCTTAAATAAATATTCTTGCTCTTCGGGTTCTAATACTTCTTCAGCTACGTAATCTACGTACTCTTCTTCCATCTCTTCGTCTGGAAGCATATCTTCAGCCTGTTGCTTTTCTTCTTCTGGGCTGATGTTGTTGTATGTGTCTACAGGCATAGGCCCACCATCAGCTTTTTCAACCCTTTCATAGACAACATCAGGATTGTCTTCAGCGGCAAGCTTAACTGCAATGGTTCTTGTTTTACCATCATCGCCTATAAAATCAAATGTTTTTAAGCCTTTCTTTTGAGCGGAACTAAACTCTTTATTAAACCTTTCTCTTTCAGACGGGTTTAATTCTGAATATATACTTTCAGCGGCGTCTGATAATCTGTCTACGTTACTTAATAACGCTCCCGCAGTTCCTGCGACTGCCGCTGTTTTTAGTCCCGTATCTACCGCCGTTGAACGGTCACCTCGTGTTGAAAGTCCTGCAATATCACCAACAAACTGCCCCATTAAGCTAGGCTCTTCCATTTTTGAAGCCGCTAGTTGTACAATGCTGTCATATAGATTGTCTGTCTTACCACCACTTCCTTCACGAATATTATCTAATTTTAAAATATTCTCTAGGTCGTTTGTAGTCATGAAAACATCTCTTTTAGATAAGTTATTAGATGCTTCCATAACAAGATCAGATTTTTTAATTTTTAAGTCTGCTTTCCCCGCTTTGTTTACTTTTGTATTCTTATCAACAATTTCAACCATTTCTTGAACTGCTTCTTCAATTTCTTCTGTATCATACGTTTCTTGCAGTTTGTCAGAAATCTTTCTGGCTTTTTTAGTTTTTGGTTTCAATATAGCTTTTAGCAGTGCCGCAC